TACGATGGGGTGCGGGGTCCGGTGCGCCTGTCGCGGTGGGAAACCCCGCGCATGGTGGCGGGGCAAGTGGTCATCACGCCCGACGAGGCGGGGTATCGCGAGTTCCTTCGCGGCCTCGTCGCGTCGGGTGTGGTCCGCGCCCCCGACCCCTACACGACCGACGCGATCAAGGAGCGTCAACGCTTCCGCGTCGCGGAGAACTCCAAGCGTGCCGCCAACGACCCGGAAGCCGCGCGCCGCCTCGAGGCCGATAAGGCCCTCCTGGCGCAGATGGACTCCGCTAAGGTCCCGACCGCGCAGTCGCGCAAGGGGCGCGCATGAGCGAGCGCAAGGATATTAGGGACGCCAAGGATCGGTTCGCTGAGACCCTCGTCCGTCACGGTATGCGTCCCGAGCTCGCCGAGAAGAAGGCGAAGGAACAGGCGCAGAAGCACGACAACAAGAACAGCCGCTAGCCCCCGCTAGCATCGGAGCCCCCGATGGCAGTCAAGACCAGCCAGAACATGCGTAGCGGCGTCGCCGCCCTCGGCTACATCGTCAAGTCCACCGCAGGTCAGGACCCCGTCGTGGCGCCGACCGTTACCTCGGGCTCCGGTGCCCCGACGGCTACCGAGCCGAACGGTAGCATCTACCTCCGCACGAACGGCACGACCGCCGATGAGGCGATCTACGCCCGCATCGGCGGCAGCTGGGTGGCCATGAAGGGCGCTACCTAATGTCGTCGTCCGACACGGAATACGCGCCGCAGTTCTCCATCCCGGAGTTCATCGAGCGCGGACGCGACAACAAGATCACCGCTCCGGTCTACCGGAACGGTGCGCTGGTTGCGCCCGTGTCGGGGACCGTGTCGGTCTACAAGGCCGATCAGACCGCGGTGGTAAACGCTGCCGTGGTCACCATCGCGGGGAGCGTGGCGAGCTACACGATCCCTGCGGTTTCCATCGGGTCGCTCGTCCTTGAGGACGGGTGGCTTGTGGAATGGACGCTGACGATGCCCGACGGCGTCGCCCACGTCTTCCGGCGAGACGGCGCGCTTGTCCGTCGCCGCCTGTACCCCGTCATCTCGGATATCGACCTGCTCCGGCGTCACCGCGACCTCGGGCAGCTCCGCGAGGCGGGCGTCACCTCGTACCAGGACTACCTCTCCGAGGCGTTCTGTATGATTGAGAATCGCTTGATCAGTGGCGGCAAGCGCCCCTATCTGGTCATGTCTCCCGCGGCGTTCCGTGAGGCGCACGTGTGCCTGTCGCTTCACCTCATCTGGAACGACTACGCCACGTCGGCTGGCGACACATCGCGGTACCAGCAGCTCGCCGACTCCTACGGTCAGGCGTACGAGAACGCGTGGCAACAGCTGACGTTCCACTACGACGTCACTGACGAGAACGTCGTCAACGTGGACCGCCGCAACTCTGGTAGCCCGACGCTCTGGCTCAACTCGACGGGTGTGCAATACCCGCTCGGGTACCGAGGCATCCGGTCGTGAAGACGCGCGCAGAGGTTCGCGCTGCCTTCGACGCTCAGGTTGGGGCGCTCTCGGGCTGGACGCGTTCCCGCTTCGCCGCGGACGTCTTCGGGCGCGACGTGCAGGGGCTTATGGGCACGGGCAAGCTATACGCCGTGGGCCTCGGCGACACGAACAACCGGATGGGCGGCACCGGGAACGGTTACCGCGGTCGCCCTGGACAGGGCCTGCTAGTCGAGACGTCCGTCATCGTCCGGTACGCCTACGCCATCAGGATGAAGGACCAGACGCTATCACGCGACGAGGGCGAGGCCGCGGGACAAGAGGTCATCGCAGCGTGCGAAGCCTACACCGCGACGTGGCCGGGCGAGCTTAAGGTTCAGCTTCAGACGGTTACATCGGAGGTCACCGATAGCGGGGAGTGGTTCCTCGGTACGGCGACCTTCCTCGTCCTTCACGCTCTCCCCATCTCCTAGGAGGCTCCCGTGGCTCTCTCCTCTGTGGTCAAGAACTTCCGCGACGGCACGCTGGTCATCTCTGACGCGACGACGCCCACCCCGATCTCGCTGACGGTGCAGTACGAGGCGGGCGACTTCAGCCTGTCCGGCTCGAACGAGGGAAACACCGAGGTCACGACGTACCTGGACCGCGGCGAGCTCGGCACGCTCCGCAAGACGAATCGCCTGTTCCCCAGTGGGTCGTTTACGGCGCATTTCACGGACATCCGATCGGCAGAAAAGACCCTCTGGGCGCTCGCCACGTGGTCGGGTCCGTTCGCCGTCGGCGTACAGTCCATCGCCGGAAGCGACGTCAAGACCTACAAGACCCTCGTCTGGACCGTCGAAGGCACGAACTTCGGCGACGCAGCCGACCACATCCTCACGTTGGGCGATGTCCGCATCGACTCCGTGGACGTGGCGGAAGGCGACCCCAACTCCTACACGATCAACTTCACCGTTTACGGGACCGTGGTCGCTACCTGACGGTTTGCGCGACGTGCAAGTAGTGCGCCCCTCGGCTATGGCTGGGGGGCGTTCTAGTCTCCGGAGGTTCCATGTCCGTCGTCGTCCAGCTCGGCTCTCACACCGTCACGCTTCGCGCCCCGCCGTCCACGATGGTTCGGCGCGAGGTCGCCGTCGCAATGTCCACCTCCCCGCTCCGTGGCTTGTGCGCCGCCCTGGGCGTGTGCTGGGGCGGGAAGCCGCTGAAGGCCAAGTACACCTACCAGCCCCTGCCCTACGGCGGGGAGGTCTTCGACGAGTTGATGGCGCTGGGCATCCCCGAGGTCGACATTTACGAGGCCGGGCAGAAGGCCCTCGCCCTGTGCGTCGAGGTCCCGACCGAGGAAGCCGTCGCGCGTGCCGAGGGTTTTACCGCTCCGCAGACGGAGCCCTCGACGCCGTAGCGATGGAGATTGGGCTGACGTGGTGCGGCGACCCCGACGCCTTCTGGCGCTGGCCCCTCGAGACGCAGGAGCGCGTCCTCGGGTGGTACAGGGCGCGTCAGCCGGCCCCGAAGAAGCGCAAGAAGGCGTTCATGCCACGCGAGAATGATACGGTAGACCCAGCGGCGCGAGCCTTCTGGGGGTTGTAGTGGGCTTCAAGGTACAGGTTGGGCGCGTCAGGGCCGAGATCGACCCGAAGCTAGAGGCGACCATCCGGCAGATGTTCGACCTGTCCTACCGAAAGATCGTCACCTCGCTCGAGGAGATCGGCGAGGAGGTGTCGATGGACGCACGCCTCAACTGGTACAAGGGCGTGCTCCGTCGCACGGGGCAGACCGGACAAGTCGCCTACGACATGGTGCTCCTTCCGGACAAGCTGCAAGTCGTGGTGCATCCGGGAGAGACCGACCGCAGCTACTATGTGCGCCGCCCTGGGCCGAACTCGACGGTGACTATCGGGACGGATGAGTTCACCTATGCGCGCATGATGTCCATCTACCGGAAGACGGGTCAACTCCCGTCGGAGTTCCGCAACATCGCGCGGTTCACGCCGAATGGTCGCCCGACCGGACTTTACAAGCGGGAGCCAAACCCGAAAGCGAGTGACGGCGGGAGTCAGTGGAAGACGTGGGTCCTTGATCCCGGCAAGCAACTAGCCAAGCGGCTAAGGGACAGGGGAAGCGAGGAGCTCAACACCTATGTTGAGCGCAAGCTGCGGAGGGTCGGCTAATGGCGGGTGAAATCGATCTCAAAGTATCGGCCGACATCGGCGACCTCCGGCGCCAGCTTGAGAGCATCCCTGGCATTACCGCGGAGCAGGCTCGCCTCATGGTGGCGGAGCTGGACCGCGGCTACAAGCGCGCTGAGAAGGCCGCGGCGTCGGCTGCGAAGGCTACTCGCGCCAGCATGAAGCAAGCCGAGGAGGCTACGCGCAAGGCGAGCGAGGCAGGGAAGGAGCTGGGCGACCGCTTCGGTAGCGTGGGCAGCGGGGCGGGTAAGCTTGCCGGAGCTCTCGACTTGCTGGCCCCAGGCCTCGGGTCGGTCGGGCAAGGTATCGCGGACCTAGCCGACGTCGGCGAGGTGGCGGCGGGGAGCATCGGGTCCCTCGCTGGCCCTGCGTTGGCAGGGCTTGCCGCCGCTGCCGTCGTCGCGATCCCGGTGATCATGCATCTGAACGCGGAAATGGCCGCAGAGGCGCAGTACGCCGAGACGATGGGCACTGCCCACGCCTACGTGCGTAAGGAGCTCGAGCTTCAGCGCGCGGCCACGCTCGATCTAGCAGTAGCCACCGGGCAGATGACGATTGCGGCGCGGGACGAGTCCGACATCCGACGGCAGTCCGCGTTGCGTCTCGGCGACTACCTCGACACGCTGACGAAGACGTCAACGGAGACGCTCGCGTTCGAGAATCAGGTCACCGCAGTAGCGAACACGCTCGGCACACTTGCCGCCGCTGCGACGGGTCCTATCGGCGCGGTGCTGCTCCTGGGCGAGGCGCTCGGCGCGGACATCCCAACCGTCTCTGACCTCACCAAGAAGCTTACCGATTACCTCGGCCTCACGGGGAACTACGTCAAGGCGCAAGAGACGGCGGCCAAAGCTACGAAGGTGACGACCGAGGAGACGAAGCGCACGCGGGATGCGGACATCGCCGCCATGTACGCGAAGGATCGTCATGCTGAGAGTACGAAGAACCTCACGGCAGAGATCAAGAAGAGCGCCGCCGAGAAGGCCGCAGAAGCCGCCGCTACAGAACTGCTCCGCGACGCGAATGACCTCAACGCCGAGGTCGAGCGCATCATGGCTGAGGAGTTTGCGCGAACCTCGACCGAGGCGGAGAAGCTTCAGCTACGCCTGCTCTCTCTTCAGGAGGCGACGGCATCACTCGCCGCTGAAGGCGTAGAGATCGACACGTCCCGAGCTCAGGAGATCATCGCAAAGCAGGTAGCTGCCGCCGAGGAGGCCGCGCGGGTGAAGTCGGCGGAGGATGCAAAGAAGGCTCAGGAGGCGCAGCTTCAAGCGGACATCGGCTTTTACGCCAAGCGTGCGGAGATCGCGACCGGGGCCGCGGACGTGGTCGCCGCCTACAGTCAATACAAGCTGGACCAGCAGGTCCAGGGCTACGAGGATGCGCTTGCCGCTCAGGATGCCCTCGGAAAGAAGGCCACCGAAGCCGAGAAGAAGCGCGCCGCCGAGGAGGTGGCTGAGAAACGCAAGCAGGCCATGATCGCCTTCCTCATCGACAAGGCGGCGAAGCTTGCCCAGGCGCTCACGGCTACTGCGCTGGCGACGATCAATGCCCTATCGATGCCTCCGGCTCCTAACTACGTCGCGGCCGGGCTTGCGGCTGCGGGCGGCGCGATCCAGGTAGCTACCATCGCCGCGGCGCGTCCGAGCTTCCACTCGGGCGGTATGGCCGACTTCTCGCCCGACGAGGCCTCGGCGGTCATCCGGCGCGGTGAGGCCGTGCTCTCCCCGCAGGGACGTCGCGCCCTGGGCGACGACACGATCCGCGCGGCGAATGCGGGTATGGGAAGCGGGCAGACCATCATGGTTCAACAGGTCTACCGGCACCGCGTCTTCGATAGCTTCGTGTCCGACAACCTCCGGACGCGCGGTCCCCTGTCGCGGGCGTTAGGCTCGGGTGGACGCGCAGGCCAGCGGAGGAGCTAGCACATGGGTACCGCCTTCTCGCCCGACGCCCTCCGGGGCATCCTCATCCCAGACCCGCGCATCGCGCCCTCGACCACGGGGCCGGGCTCGACGTACACGCAGGCCGAACCGCAGCCCGGCGTGCCGCAGCCGTCCTCGGCTACGTCTCTCACTCTCGAGACGAGCGGGAAGCAGGGCGACACGACGATCCTCGTCCAGACCGTGCGCGCAGGCGGAGCCGTGACGACGGACGCCATCCGTGCGGGTGCGTTCGCCTGGCAGGAGACGGGTGGGCAGTGGCAAGGCTGGGACGGCCCTCTCGGGTACGCCGGGTTCGAGGCCGTTCATGCGTGGGGTAGTGGCGGCGCGACTCCGCTCTACACGTACCCGCACGCCATCTACACGCGTAACGGGACGCGTCTCGTGTCGGCTCAGAGCACGGTAGCTCTCGGCGTGGTCCAGAGCTGCGTCGTGCATCGCCGGGACCAGCTGGGCGCGTCGACCATAACGACCGTCGTGTCGAGCTCGGCGACGGGGCAACCCCTCCACTCCTGCCTGCTCGAGCTTCCAGACCGCTTGCTTCTTCTCGTCGCGTACGATGACCTCGCAAGCGTGGGGCTACAGGTCCGTGTTTACGCGAGCGAGGACGACGGCGGGACGTGGGCGCTTCAGAGCAGCGCGGCCCTCCCGGCCTACATCGACACGACGACGACGACCGTGCGGCGTCTGCGTGCGGCCTACCAGGGCGGGCAGGTGCTCCTGATGCTCGCCGTGCGCGTCTCCGCGGCGACGGTGCCCGACACACTCTGGCAGTATGCCAGCGCCGACGAGGGCATGAGCTACGCACTGGTCGAGGCCGTACCCGGCACCGACGCGGCAAGCGTCCACACGGGCGGCGTGCACGACATCTACGCCATCCCGGACGTGGGCTTCGGCGTGGTCTATTGTGGCAGCTCGCGGTCCCAGTGGGGCGCCACATCTACGACCCTCAGCAAGCGCCTCGGGAGCGCTTATAGCCGCTGGACGGACGTGGACCCTGTGCAGGTAGGGCTACTCGCTCCCGCGTCGACCCTGAGCCTCGGGAACCAGCTTAGCGACGACACGGAGCTATGCGCCGCCGTGGACGAGGACGGCCAGGTTTACGCGCTGGCCCCCAACTCCGGAAACGCCTCCCGCGTGCGCCCCGCCCGAAGCTCTGACGGAGAGACGTGGTCCGTGCTGGGGCAGGCCGCAAACCTCGTTCATTCGCTGGACTACGGTGGAGAGCGCGTCACATCGATGGTCGCAGTGTGGTACGCCGGCACCCTGCATGTCATCCACACGGTTGACGCGACGACGGTTTACGACGCCCAGCTGGGAGACACGGCGCTCTCCGGGTACACGTCGGCGACGCTGCCGATGCTTCCCGCGGTGCAGGCTGGCTCTGACTACTCAGCAGGATCCTACATGACGTGGGAGCCGTGGTGGGCCCCCGACGCCATCGGGTGGACCGTTACGACCATCGGTGCCCCGACGACGACGCTGACGGGCGGCGCGATGCAGATCACGGCGGGCCTCGCTGAGGTCCGTACGTACACGCACACGCGCACCACGGCGCTCACTTCCGCGCATACCGTGCAGGCCCTCTGGGAAGTCGACCCAGACTCTGGGACGGCTACGGAGACGCTCCTCACGGCGGCGAGCAACACGTCCACGTACCGTCTCCGCGTGCGCGTCACGACTACGCAGGTCCTCTGCTACGACGACGTGAGCGGCGTCCTCCGCATGACGCACAACCGCACCGGGTCGCAGTACATCCACGTGCGCGCGTGGCTTTCCAACCAGGGCGGCACGGGCAGGGCTACCGTGTGGGTCTGCGAGGTGGATGGCATCCACGAGGTTGCGCGCGACTTCATCCGCATCCTGTCGAACGACGCGATGACCGACGCAGGCTTCACCGCCGCGGCGCAGTCGGTGAAGATCGGGCAGACCGGACAGGGCGTGTCGAACTGGCGCTACTGCGCGTGGCAAGGGAGCGCGCAGATGAGCTCCCCGCATGCGCTCGCCATCCCATCGCAGGTCGGTGGGCGCGACTTCTCCTCGAGGTCGCTCACGCTCTCCGACGGCCTCCGCGTGCGTGCAGTCGGCGGGCCTGCGGCGCTGGATGACCTGTGGACCATCGCGCCGCGGTACGGTCACGGCATCGCCGCGCTGGCCTCCACCTCGCCATCGGTGACGTGGCGGTCTACCGGGACAGGTACGTCGCAGATCTTCGTCTGGGAGACGGATGCGACGGCGGCGAACGTCTCGCCGCTCATGGGTCCCGTCGGCGCCCTGTACCTTGGTGGGACGAACTTCCGGACGGCTACGGTTGAGGGGCGCAACGCGTTCGGCGTGTGGGTATCCATCGGGACGTGGGACGCGAGCGCCGGACAGGCCGGGCTGAAGTGGGTGCGCCGTGGAAACACGATCTACCCCGACACCACGTCGAGCGCGGGCACGTACTGGTACCCGCACGGCACGCTGGACGGCGCGCGCTTCACGTTCGACACCGCGGCGGGGCCTGTGCGGGCCATCCAGTACCAGACGGAGGGCGCGTGGACGAACGCCGCCACGAAGCATGCACGCGCTACCCTCTTCGGCGACGTGTCGGCGGTTGCCCTCAGCGGGACGGCGGGAGCGTTCCTCGCCACGGGCGGGCTCCTGGTCTGGAATAACGACCCTAGCTACTCAGCCTACAGGCTGACCATCCCCGTTCAGCAGGTCGCCGAGACGTACTACGAGATCGGCGTCATGGTCCTCGGACACCTCGCCGTTTTCGGGCGCCGATACTCCTGGGGACGTAGCCTGACGAGCGAGCCGAACGTCGAGCTCCGCACAGGCGCGAACGGACGGCGCACGTCGCAGGTAGCCGGGCCGACACGCCGCGCGGTGGAGTTCGGCTGGACGGACGCAGCTGACCAGAGCGCGTTCGGCGTCGACCAGACGGTGAGCACGCCCGACTTCTTCTACGCGTCCTCGACTGGGACTCCCGAGGCCGCGGCGGCGAAGATGGACGGTCCCGCCCTCATGCGCGGGATTGTCGAGCACATCGAGGGGCCCTCGACGCCCATCGTGTACGTCGCGCACCTGCCGCGCGTGGCCCTTGGCACCACGCAGATGGTAGTGCACCCCGACCTTCACCTCTATGGGCGCATCGTGTCGGACGTGTCCATTGAAACCGTACAGGGCGCGGAATGGCTCGGCGCTGGGGCGACGGGTGAGATGGTCCGCACCTCCAACGTCCGTATCGAGGAGGAGCTATGACGGACCGCTGGACGCCCGCGCAACTATCCGGCACTATTCGCTGGGTCCTAAAACTCGAATACGCCGGCGGTACCTGGTACATGTCCGACGAGGCGATGACCATCGATGACGGCGCGGGCGGGACCATCGTCCTGACGGACGGCCTCCTCGAGACGGGCGATACGGTCGAGAGCATCGACCTGTGGGCGACCGAGGCCCCGCGGCGGTCCTCTTCCGTAGCCTTCGACCTCGGCGTGGACGTTGCCGCGCTTGTCGAGGAGGGGCACGACCTCGCCGGCTGCATGGCCGAGCTGGCTCAACTGGCGGATGGGGACGCGTGGACTGCACGGCGTCCCTTCGTGCGCGGGCGTCTAGTCGAGCCTCAGTACGGCGCCCAGGGCGAGGGCGTGCAGGCGAGTATTGAGCAAGACGTGCTGACGGACGAGAGCGAAATCCGCACGGTCGAGGCATCCCGCGATGAAATTTGCGCCGCCATCGCAACGAGTCTCGGCTGGATCTTCGCGAGCAACACTGCGGACGGTCCTACGTCGCGCATGACGCTGCCCATCATCCTCGGTACGCCGGGGCAGGGCATCTCGCCGGGGAGTCGGGCGCAGCGACTCCGCATCTTCGAGGACCCGTCCCTCGACCGATACTACGCGTGGCTCATTGCGGGACACGCCGTCGCGGCCGCTACCGTCACGCTCATGGCCGAGGATACGTCTACGGCGTCGTTCACCGTGCGGCACGTCACGCTGCCGTCAGGCGAGGTCATCGCCTACGTGCTCGACAACATCTATGCCGCGTCTCCTCCGTGGACGAACACGACGGAGACGGCGGTGGTCTTCTGGGACGATGGCGGGGGGCTCATCGACCAGAACATCGGCCCGCTCCGGTACGCAGGCGACTACCTCGCGTGGCTTCTGTCGCTCACGGAACAGGACGTGGACCATGCCCGCGTCAATCTGGCGCGCGAGCAGCTCCGGGCCTTTCAGGTGTCGGCCTACCTCGACGAACCCGTGACGGTTGCCGAGTACATCCGCGAGGTCATCCTCGACATCGTGCCCATTTCTATGACGGTCGGGCCGCGCGGCATCTACCCGTTGGTGTGGCGCTGGGACGCGACGGTAGACGACGCCGTGGCTGCGTGGGACCTCACGACGGACCTCGACATCGCGCGAGAGAGCGTGGTGACCTACGAGGACGCCGACAAGGTCGCGAACACGGTGCAACTCCGGTACGGGTGGGCGCCGCGCGCGGAGGACTACACGCGCGAAATGTGGGCCGTCGGCGACCCGGCCTCCCGTCCTCGAGGACTTCGCTTCGGTGGCGCGGCCTCGCTGGCCCTCAGCTATTGGAGCGACCCCATCCTCGCGCGTTCCACCGTGAGGTATGGCGTGAAGCGTGACGCGCTGGAGACGGCCATCGTCCACGATGACCTCACGGCATCCCGCGTGCTGGCGTGGCGGTCGCGTCGGTGGGCTCTGCCCTCGCGCGTGGTGGAGTACTCCACGCCGCAGACCTACGGATGGGTCGAGCCAGGGGACTACGTGACGGTCACCGACCCGGACCTCGCGTGGCTTGAGCGTCTGTGCCTAGTGCAGTCCAGGGCGTGGGCCGCGGATGGCTCCGTGCGATACACTCTGCGCGTGCAGGAGGGGTAGATGGCGACGGCGACTCACACCCAGTATGGGTCTAGGACTCGACTCACGTTCACCGGCAGCGTGGCGAGCTACTCCGCAGGGACGCGGCTTGCTCTGGAGACGGTGAACGAGAGCTCGCTGGTACAGGTCCTCCGCGTCAAGCTGAAGCGCACCGCCGGGACCGCCGCCAGCTTCACGCCGCGCATCTACTCGACGGCAGCCGGGGCTATCGGCACCGTGGCGCAACAGTTCGCAGGGAGCTCCACTGTCGTCGCGGACCTCTTCGACGTGGTGGCAAGCGGCGTGCTCTTCGACACCGACGCCGTGGGCAAGCTCTACCTGGAGCCTGGTCCTAACGCTGGGGCCGACAACGCCTTCGACTATGAAGTCGTCGTCGAGGTGCTCTGATGGCCGGGACGCAGGTATTCCCTACGGTCCCGTCCACGGGTAGCGGCTCCGGTAGCGCGGCGACCTTCGCTGGTATGTTTGGCGATGGTACCGACGGCGACTTCACGGTCGTGGCCGGGACGCCCCTCCTCCTGTCGCGCGAACGGCACTACAACAACCTGACCGTGCAGGCTACGGCGATTGTGAAGCCGCAAGGCTTCAAACTCCTGGTTGCCAACACGCTGACGAACGCCGGAACCGTGAACGACAATGGCACCGACGCCACCGGGACAGGCGGCGGCGGCGGGCTGGCGGCACGACAGTTTCTGAACGCCCAATCAGGCGGCGGCGTTAACGGACGCTCCTCGACTGGCGTCGGCAACAACGGGATCGCGGCGACCTCAAACTCCTACAACAACGTCGGCACGCTTCCCACGGGTGGCAACGGCGGCGCGGCGAATGCCCAGGCGGGAGGGACGGGCGGCGGGTGTACCGTCGCAAACTCGAAGTGGGCATCGAGCCTGTTTGTGGGTCGCGCAGCGACTGCTGGCTTCGGCGGCGGCGCAGGAGGCGCGTCGGGCGGCTGCGACATTACCGCAGGTGGTGCCGACTCGGGCGGCGGCGGCGGCGGCGGCGGTATCTTGTGGCTTGCGGCGAAGACCATCGTGAACACGGGGGGCTTCATCGGCGCGGCAGGCGGGAAGGGCGGAGACGCCTCGTCGTTCGGCGGCGGCAAGGCAGGCGGCGGCGGCGGCGGCGGCGGTGGCCTCGTCGGCATTCTCACGACGACTCCGGTCGCCTCGATTGGCGGGACCGTGTCGGCGGCTGGTGGCCTCGGCGGCGCGGGTATCAACGGCGGGGGCACGGGTCTCGCTGGGACCGACGGTAGCGTCAACATCATTGTGTTCGCGTAGGAGCGTTCATGCCCTTCCTCGTCGTGCCTGCGGGCTTCCCCTCTGAGACCGCAACCGAGCTCGCCGTCGCGAACGGTTGCGCGGGGTTCTACACAGGCATCCCGCCGATGTGGGTTCAGCTCTCCGAGGCGCAGAGCTGGACTCTTCCCTGCATCGTGACCGAGGACGACGCCGGAAACGTCGTCAGCTGGGCGCCGGTTCCCTGACATGGCGCGCATCCCGCTCTATCGAGACGCGACCTCAGCAAAGGTAGCGGCAACGCTGAAGGCCGGGACCAACGTCACGATCACCGACACGGAGGTCGGAGGCGTCCTCGAGGTGACCATCGCTGCGTCAGGCGGCGGCGGCGGCGGTGGGACGCCTGCCTCGACGGTCGTGTCGGAGACCTCTCCGGGACAATCTCCCGTCGTTGGGACCTCGACGGACTACGCACGTGGTGACCACTCCCACGGCACGCCTCCCGTGCCAGCGCACACGGCCCTCAGCTCGCTCGCGTGGACCTCCGCGGGGCACACGGGAAGCTCCACTGCCGTGGCCGCGTGGAACGGTGGCGGGACGCCTACTGTCGTGCAGGCGACCACGAACGAGACGATGCTGGTACGTCGTGCTGGCGCCCTCCAGTGGGTACCCATCGTCGCCGGGATCGGCCTCTTCGCTGGCGAGCTCGCCGACGATGGAACGGTCCTCTTCCCGAATGGCTCAGCCGTCTTCTCTGGGAGCATCGTATGAGCCTCGAGGCCCTGAAGCATCGCCGTTTGGCGACCGTGAACGCCGCGTCGATGACCATTCCCGCGGTCCTCGACGCCTTCTGGACGGCGGTTGACCCGACGGTCACCACGTACTCCGACGGTAGCACGCGCTCCTTCTCTGGCGTCGGCGCAACCGGGTGGACGTGGACGCGCGTCCAGGTAGGCGGCACGACAGAGGCTCTCTACGCCACGCCCCCGGGTGGTTCGCTGGCTCAGCGCGTGGTCATCGCCGGGAGGTCCGCGGCACCGACGCCCTCTCCCACGATGATTGCGCCCGACACGTTCGTCGCCAGCGGTCTGCTCATTGGCCACCAGCTAAGCGCGGGCGTGTTCACGACGTGGAACGCTGCCACGCCGTTCACCAATGCGCGATGGTCTGGGTATACCCGCCTCGGGAACGCCGTGACGACCTACTCGTCCATCGCCGTCTGTGTGTACGAGTCTCAAGAGACGGTCTGGGTGGAGCTGTTGACGAACGGTACCGCCGTCCTCGTCGCTCCCATCGGTGCGATGTACGACCCGGAGACTCTGACCGCCGCGGCCTGTGAGACGGACGGTCGGCGCTACGGGTTCGCCACAGTCGGCACCACGGCTCTCACCAGTAACTTCCTCGGTTCTGCGACGACCGGGACACTCTGGCAGCCGGGGGCCTCCGCCGGAAACTCGCATGCGTACATGTGGCGCCCAGGAAGCACGACTATTGATACGTCGGCGAGGGCGTGGGGATCGAACGGTACGTCCACCGCAGTGATGCAGACCAACCTCGCAGGAGAGTTTGCGGGTACGCCGCTATTCATGTCCTCGACAAGCGGCTGGGTCGGACGCGTACGCGAATGCTACTGGGGACGCCCTGTCCTGTACCACCAGCGCATCGACACCACGCCGGGCGTTATCGCAGCATACGGTATCGGGTGGTCGACTTCGTCTGCGACAAGCGACTCCCTCTTTCTGAAGTACTGAGGCCACGATGACCTACACCGCGCAGATCGAGCAGTATGTCGCCGCTTACCCGGAGACGGCGCAGGCGCGGCTTCCCGAGACGTGCGGCGTGACCACGCTGCCCGCGTTTCCGCACGTCGTCGTGCATGTTTGGGCAGAGGAGTTCTGCGAGCTCGAGGACGCGGACGGCGTCGACATCGCGAGGTTTCGTCTCGTCGGTTAGGCGACCTCACTAGGAGGTCTGATGCCCGAAGCGCAGACTGCGAGGTGGAGTGACCGCCTCGTTCCGGTTCCGGTCTGGTCGTTGCTTCTCGTCGGCGCCGCTATGGTTGGCGGTGGCGCAATCGGAGGCGGCTACCTGAGCGAGGCGCATGCAGCGCCGCCCATACGCCAGGAGGACGTGGTCGACATGCGGACCATCCTCGCGCGCATCGACGGTCGTTTAGAAGGCATGGAACGCGAGGGCGCGGCCCTCCGCTCCGAGCTGGTAAGCCTGCGCCGAGATGTGAACGCGCTCAGAGCCGATGTCGACACCCTCCAGCGCGGGCGCTGACTGTCGTCTAGAGTCTGGCGAGGTGGCCGTACGTACGTCGGATGGATGGGTCTTCCCTGACGGCACGACGGTCCCCTCGCTCTCTGGCTGCTACCTTTCGATCGGCTCTGGCTGGCGCATCTCGCAAGCGGACGCCCCGCCTAAACGCCCTACTAGGAGGCATCGCATGGACCCCATCCCCGTTCCACCGACCCCGGAAGATGTCGTCTCGCAGGTATCCGACGACGCCGCGCTACTCCCGGTGGCTCCGCCTGTTGTCGCGCATGAAGCTCAGCCCGCACCGACCCCGTCGGCGAGCGAGCTCGGGAAGCTTGCCGAGAGCGCCGGTGACAATCCCTTATTGGCGCTGGGCCTCGCTGCTATCGCCGTCCTCGGAGGTGGATCGGCGTGGAAGCTTTGGACGAAGCGGAGCGAGCAGAGCCACGAACTCGCGATGAGGCGCCTCGAGCTGGACGCCGCGACGGCGAATGGGACCGCGCAGCCGCCGCCGTGCCAGGCGAAGCAAGCTGAGGTGGACGCCAAGCTGGCAGCCTTCGAGGCGCGGCTGGGAAAGGTCGAGAAGACCTCGCTCGCGTTGCCGGACGGCTTCGACGCCGACGAGCTGACTGGTCGTCTCAGCAAGGTCGAGGGCGCAATCAAGCGAATGGGCGTCAAGCCGCCCGCTGCGAAGGGAGGTACCAAGTGACGCTGACCCCTCATTTCAGCTTCGAGGAGCTCACCCGCACGGGACAGAGCGCCCTCCAAGACGCCAACCGTCGCGAGGCCCGGGACTACATCGACAAGCTGAAGCTCGTCGCGGAGATGCTCGAGGTCATCCGCGCGAAGTTTGGCGCGGTGCGCGTGAACTCGGGCTTCAGGGGGCCTGCCGTCAATCGTGCGGTGGGAGGCAGCCCCTCGTCGCAACATTCCAAGGGCGAGGCCGCGGACATCGTGTGCCCCTCGACTACCGTGGACGAACTGCACCGATGGATCGTGGTCGAGAGCGGCCTGAAGTTCGGGCAGTGCATCCTTGAGAAGCCCGCCGGGAGCGCGTGGGTACACATCTCCCTGGGTGCGCCCTACCGAGACCCGACGAAGTGTGGCGAGTCGCTCGCCTACGACGGCAAGACCTACACGCTGAAGCGTTACTAGGCGCTGGGGGAACCCTACCCCAGAAAGGCGGCGCGCTTCCTCGGCATGGTGTCGAGGCGGCGCGTCGTCTCGCTATGGGGTACGTGCATGCCAGGAGGTTCCATGCCCTACGACCCGGCTGAGCTAATCGAGCTGCCTGCTGAGGTGCTCGCGGTCATCGCGGAGATCCGGTCTGCTACCCGTGCAGGTGGAGACGGCGGCACCAAGGTCACGCGTGCGGAGCGGAAGCGCATCGTCAAGGCCGCGCTTCACCTCGCGTACGTCCTCGGTCGGGACGGGCTCGACTAATGGCCGTCACGCTCGCACCGACTTCGCTTCCTCACGTCCAGGTCATGACCACAGGAACGTCCGGCGTAGTCACGCAGATCAACCTGCCGGCGACGCGTCACCTCGCGTTGAACATCCACAACCGCGACCAGTCGTCGAAGGAGGCCATGGTCTCCTTTGACCAGACCCTCACCGACGGCGGCGCCGCGCCCGCCGCGGGGGGATGGACCATTGATCAGTACCTCAGCTACAACATCAACGGCAACGGAGCCAATGGGCTAGCGAGCGTGACGAAGTTCTTCGTCTTCTCGCTCTCCCACAACGCCGTTACCGTCGAGTTCCTGCTCACGACATCGAAGCCCGCTAACTAGGGCTTGTCTGCGAAGGTCGCGAGCTGAGCGCGGTCATGCAGGAGGGCGGCCTCCTGCTCCTCCGCGTACGCCTCCACCTCGTCCAGCTGGACCATACAGACCTTCACGGCGTTGATGTGCGCGATCCGGCGGTCCATGGTGTAGCGGTGGAGGAGTGCGTCGAGGCGCTGGCGCATCATGTGCGACGAGATCAGCGCCACCGGACACCCCGCTTGCTCTCCAGGGCGAACCCCTCGGGGAGCTCCTGCCCCGCCTTCGCAGCCTTCAGGGCGGCGGCGCGGTCGGGCTCCACCTTCGTCCTACGCCACGTCTCCGGCCATGCGGACACGTCCTCTGGCCCGACAATGGACTGAGTCTCGGCGAGCCACGCCGAATAGGTGGGGCCCTTCACCTTCGGCTCTTCGCCCATCGTCTCGCGCGCCAACAGGAGGCCCGTGGCGAGGGCCTTCACGTGGTCGGAGACGTTCTCGCATGTCTTCCGCTTCTGACGGAGGCGCTTCTCTTCCGCCTCGAGGAGCTCCGCTTCAGTTTCCATCCGCCGGACAAGGTGCATACAGGCGAGGACCTTGTCCTCCGACTCCTCGATCCACGTCGTGAGGAACGCGGCAGTCTCCTCGCTGAGGAGGCCCGAGTTCTCCTCGATCTCCATCTGGACGCGGGCTGCGCCACGCATCAGGTCATACGTCGTCGTCATGGTCACTCCTTAGAACGGCATGTCATCGTCGGTCGGGGGCGGCGGCGTGTCGAGAAGAGGGCCGCGCGTCTGGGGGACAGGCCCGCGGGGCTTCTCCCCATACTTCCAGATCACGCCCTGGCAGTTCTTGTCGCGACACTTGAAGTCGGGCGCCTTCGGGTTCGTCTTCTTCTCCCGGTTGTCCCACATCGGGCCGTTACAGGTCGGGCAGGAAGGGTCGATGCCCGAGGACGTGGGCGCGATGCGCTCGACACTCTCGACACGCCCACCGAAGGCGTCGGCGACACGCTGAGCCTGTGCCGGCGCGCGCTGGGGCTGAGTAAGCGGGGCCGCGTGGTGCGCCGCCTGCCCATCGTCGTCCTCGGGAGCCACGCCGACGGCGGCGGCCAAGGCGTAGCGGCGCAGGTAGGTCACGACAGACCCCACGGCGGCGGGGCTCTGGTCGCGCGGGAGGGCCGCGCAAACCGACGAGATGTGCTGGCCAGACTTGTGCAGCAGGATCGTCGTCACGGTCGCGCTACCGTCCTCGAGCCGCCCTGGGTGCTGCGAGACGCTCAGGCCGTTGCTCGACAGTGCGGCGCGGCACGCGTCCCACACGCTCGCGAGGTCGGCGTAGCTCGACTTGAATGCGGGGTTTGTGCGGTCCTTGACCGCGCCCTGGATGGAACCCTGCGCGATGGCGAGGGCGGTGGCGAGCTGGTCGAGCTCGGGAGACTGGGACAGGATCATGCGGACACCTCAGATTCAGGAGCGAAGACGGTGATGCCGGAAGCGGTCGTGTGAGCCATGCGCCCACGGATGTCGCTGGGGTTCCACTCCCAGCCGAGCATCGTGCGGCCCTTCGGCGGGGAGCGAAGCACGACGACAGAGCATGCGCCGTTGTAGGTCACGGCGAAGATGTCCTCTGCGTGGTGCTCAAGGAGGAAGGTGAGGAGGTTCGTGAGGGCGAGAGCGTGGGTAGTCATGCCCCATAACTAGCAAGGCTTGCGATACGCGCAACTGCACTATAGTGCAGGTCCATGCAGTACCACACCCTAGGCACCCTAATACGCCTCCACCGGGAGAACCTCGAGATATCGCGCGCGGAGTTGGCCCGTCAGGTGGGCGTGCACCCGTCGCAGCTGACGCGCTGGGAAGCGGGTGACCACAAGCCGTCCCTATCGGCCATGATCGCTCTGGGCAGGGCCCTCGACGTGGACCCGGTGGAGCTCATGAGCGCCGCCGCCGCGGATGCGCGATGAAGGCGCGCGTCCTGGTAGGTGACTGCCGCGTCACGATGGCGACGCTGCCCGATGCGTCCGTGGACGCCGTCGTCTGCGACCCGCCCTACGAGCTGGGCTTCATGGGAAAGGGGTGGGATGCATCCGGCATCGCCTACGACGTTGAGGTCTGGAAACAGGCCCTCCGCGTGCTGAAGCCAGGAGGCCATCTGCTCGCCTTCTCCGGGTCGCGCACCTACCACCGCATGACCTGCGCTATCGAGGACGCGGGCTTCGAGATCCGCGACCAGATCATGTGGGTCTATGGGTCGGGGTTCCCGAAGTCGCTGGATGTGTCGAAGGCTATCGACAAGGCGGCAGGGGCGGAACGGGAGGTGGTCGGACGATCTCATCATGCCAAAAACAGGACTGCCGATTTAGGCTTCCACGGTGGGTCTGGGCATGAAGGGCCGCGGCAACTAACAGCCCCCGCCACCGACGCCGCTCGCCGCTGGTCCGGATGGGGCACCGCGCTGAAGCCCGCGCATGAGCCGATCTGCATGGCGCGGAAGCCCTTGATCGGCACCGTGGCGGCGAATGTGCTGGCGCACGGGACGGGGGCGATCAATGTGGATGGGTGTAGGGTGAGGCTTGCGGAAGGCGAGAACGCCCGCGATGGGAACGTGCAGAGAAGCGTTTCTGTCGGCTACGGCTCCGCGACGTGGCAAAAGTCCGGCACGACTCCGTCACTAGGCCGCTGGCCCGCCAACTTCATTCACGACGGGAGCGAAGAGGCAACGGCAGGGCTGGGAGACGCCGCACGCTTCTTCTACACGGCGAAGGCCTCGCGGGAGGACCGGGAGGATGGATGCGACGACCGCGACCCTGTGCGCCGCACGGACGGGCGTGAGACGGAGAACCATACGCCGCGACTTCGCACTACCGAGCGACGGAACCATCACCCCACCGTCAAGCCCACCGAGCTTATGCGATACCTGTGCCGGATGGTCACGCCGCCGGGCGGGATGGTCCTAGATCCGTTCACGGGCAGCGGGTCAACAGGACGAGGCGCAGTCCTAGAAGGCTTCAGTTTCATCGGGTGCGAGCTCTCGCCCGAGTACGCCGAGATCGCGCAGGCCCGCATCCGCGCCGTGGCGATG